AGACAGCGGCAAATGGAGAGGGGTATTTTATAAATGCAAGTGGTTCAATAACGATGAACTTACCTGCTGGAAGTGCAGGTGCAATTGTAGCAGTTGCAGATTATGCAAGGAATTTTGCTACGCATAACTTTATAATATCTCCAAATGGATCTGAAAAAATTGGAGGTGTTGCCGCCAGCTTGACTTTAAATGTAAATGGTCAAGGATTAACATTAGTTTATGTAGATTCAACAAAGGGTTGGGTAAATGTGCAAAATGCAGAAGATACCGAAACGGGAACTCCACCTTTTGTAGCTGCAACTGGTGGCAATTCCACAGCTGAAGTAGGAGATTTTAAAATTCATACTTTCACTAGTCCAGGTACTTTTCAAATAACAAATGCAGGTACACCAGGAGGATCAAATACGATTGATTATTTAGTTGTAGCTGGCGGAGGTGCAGGTGGTAATGATAGAGGTGGCGGAGGAGGTGCAGGAGGTGTAAGATTTTTTGCTTCACCTGATATTACAAGTTATCCTGCAAGTCCAAGAAATGCACCAGCGGCATTACCAGCATCAGTTTCAAGTATCCCAGTAACAGTCGGTGCAGGAGGTGCAGGTAGTCCATCATCTGCCGCTGATGGTTCAGATTCAATTTTTTCAACAATAACCTCTACTGGTGGCGGTAGAGGTGGAATAGGTCAACCAAGTAATGCTCCAGGAGGAAATGGAGGTTCTGGTGGTGGTGCAAGAGATGCAAATGGTTGTACTCAAGGAAGTGGAAATACTCCACCAGTTAGTCCATCACAAGGAAGTAATGGAGGTGCATCTGGTCCACCAGGAGTTGGAGGTGGTGGTGGTGGATTTATGGAAGCAGGAAAAACAGGTGGTTCACAACCAGCAACTGCATGTAAAGCGGCAGGTGGTGATGGTGGGGGATTTCCTACTTCTTTTGTTTCTACATCAGGTCAAGCATCAAGTTGTGAACAATTTTTTGGTGGTGGCGGTGCTGGTGGTACTTGTAATACATCAAATCCTTTTAGTGGATTAGGTGGAGGTGGTTTTGGTGGATCAGGTTCACCACCACAAGGTTTAGCGGCAACTACTAATACAGGTGGTGGAGGTGGCGGTAATATTAATGGAGTAAATGCTGGTGGTAATGGGGGTTCAGGAATTGTAATAATAAGGTATAAGTTTCAGTAGGTAAATTATGAGTACAATAAAAGTAAACACAGTAGAAACAAGAACAGGATCAACACTTACATTAGGAAAAAGTGGTGACACAGTTTCAATAGCTTCAGGTGCATCTACTTCAGGAATGGGTAGAACAGGTACTGTCGATTGGCAAACGACAAAAAAAACAACTAGCTTTACAGCAGAAGATGGAAAAGGTTACTTTGTAGATACTGCCGCAAGTGGTGCAGTTACTATGACTTTACCATCATCACCTAGTGCTGGTGCTATTGTTGGTGTAAAAGATTACAATGGAAATTTTGCAACAGCTAATTTAACTATTGGTAGAGGTGGTTCACCTATAAATGGATTTAGTAATCAAGATGTAACCATATCAACTGATGGTGCATCAATAATGTTAGTATATGTTGATTCTTCACAAGGTTGGGTAGCAACTAATGATGATGAATCAACTTTTTCAGGAGAAAATTTTATAGTAGCAACAGGAGGTACAATCACAACAGTAGGTTCTTGTAAAGTACATACTTTTACAAGTCCAGGTACGTTTACAGTTTGTTCAGTATCCGCAGTTGCTGCAAACAATAGAGTTTCATATATGGTCGTAGCTGGAGGTGGTGGTTCAGGTGGTGATTCAGGTGGTGGTGGAGGAGCAGGAGGATTTAGAGAAGATAAATCACCAGTAACTCCTTATACAGCCAGTCCTTTAGTTGGAGCAGGATCAGTTACAGTAACTGCCACAGGTTTTCCAGTTGTTGTAGGTGCTGGTGGAAGTGGTGGATCAGGCGCACCACCAACAGGTTCTCCAGGAGCTGGATCACAAGGTTCAACTTCATCTGTTTTTTCAATATCATCTGCTGGTGGTGGAATAGGTGGTAATAGACCTTCTGCCAATGGTGGTAATGGAGGTTCAGGAGGAGGTGCTAGATCAGAATCAAATAGTGCAGGATCAGGTAACACACCACCAGTTAGTCCCCCACAAGGTAATGATGGTGGTGGTGCAAGTCCAACTCCCACAGCAAATTCGGCAGGTGGAGGAGGTGCTACAGCTTTAGGTGCTTATGCTCCAGCAAGTGGGGTTTCATCTGATGGTGGCCCTGGAGGTGCAGGAGCAACCACTCAAATCAATGGAGCATCAACAACTTTCGCTGGAGGCGGAGGTGGTGGAGGAGGTGGAGGTTCTCCAACATCAGGTGGTCCAGGAGGTGCAGGTGGTGGTGGAAATGGTGCAGATGGAGGATCAGGAACAGCAGGTGGTAATGGAACTGCTAACACAGGTGGTGGAGGTGCTGGTGGAAATGATGATGCTGCAGGTGGAAGTGGAGGAAGTGGAATTGTAATTATAAGATATAAAGCAAGTTAGGTAAATTATGACAAGTGAAATAAAAGTAAATGTAATAAAAAAATCAAGTGGTTCAACCATAACAATTGGTGAATCAGGTGACACAATTTCTTTAGCAACAGGTGCAAGCCAATCTGGTTTTGGTAGATCAGGAACTGTTGATTGGATAACATCAGTTAAAACTAATTCAGATTCACCTTTAACAGTAGTAAATGGAAAAGGTTATTTTTTAAATACTACAAGCGGAACTATTACAGTAAATTTACCAGCAGGATCTGCTGGAGATATAGTTGCATTTAAAGATTACGCAAATACTTGGGATACAAATAATGTAACAATTTCTCCTAATGGTTCAGATAAAATTAATGGTGAGGCTGCAGATACAACATTATCTACAGAAGATCAGTCTGTAACTTTAGTTTTTGTAGATTCAACAAAAGGTTGGAGAGTAGTTCAAGATTCAACATCCAATGTAACAGGTAATCCTTACCTTCAAGCTACAGGTGGTACAATAACAACTTGTGGTAATTGCAAAATTCATACTTTTACAAGTCCTGGTACTTTTACTGTAACAACAGCGGCACAATGTTCAGCAAACAATGCTGTTTCTCATTTAGTAATTGCTGGAGGAGGTGGAGGAAGTGTACAAGGTGGCGGTGGAGGAGCTGGTGGTTTTAGAGAAGTAAAAAGTCCAGTTACACCATATACTGCAAGTCCTTTAGATGGTTATCCATCTTCACCAAATAGAATTACAGTAACAGCTACTGGTTATCCAATAACAGTTGGTGCTGGTGGAGGCGGTGCTTGTTTTCCTAGTCCAAGAATGGGAGCTAAAGGTTCAGATTCAGTTTTTTCAAGTATTACATCAGCAGGAGGTGGAGGTGGTAAAGGTTACTCTACTTCAGCACCTGTGGCAGCACCAGGATTTATGAATGGTGGTTCAGGTGGAGGAGGTGCTTCTGGACCTGGTTCTTCTAATCCAGCTGGTACAGGTAATACACCTCCTACAACTCCACCTCAAGGAAATAATGGTGGAAGCTCTAGCGGTGATTCAGGAGATTTTAATGGGGCAGGTGGCGGTGGTGCAGGAGGAGCAGGAACTAATAGTCCTGGAACTGGTGGAGGCAAGGCAGGTGGATCAGGAGCAACAACTTCAATTAACGGCACACCAACAGCAAGAGCAGGTGGAGGCGGAGGTGGAGGTTGGAACGCATCATCTCCAGGACCAGCTTCAGCAGGTGGAGGTGCAGGCGGTAGTCCTGGTCCATCTACAAATAATGCTGGTGTTGCAGGTACAGCAAACACAGGTGGTGGTGGAGGTTCAAGTATGTCGCCTGATGTTAATAATTATTACGCAAAAGGTGGTAATGGTGGTTCAGGAGTGGTAATAATAAGATATAGATTTCAATAGTTGATTTAAATGATGAATATGATAAGGAGATAATATTATGGCACATTTTGCAAAAATAGGAATGAATGGAAAAGTTATCCAAGTATTAACTATGGATAATGAAGAAATGAAAGATGATCAAGGTAACGAGATTGAAGCTAAAGGTCAAGAGTGGTTAGAAAGACATAATAATTGGCCAGCACAAATGTGGATTCAAACTTCATATAATACATCAGGTAACAAACACTCATCAGGTGATGACTCTAAAGCATTTAGAGGTAATTATGCAGGAATAGGTTATGAGTGGGATGAAGAAAATAATATGTTTTTTCCAAAAAAACCTTATCCATCTTGGATAAAAGATTTAACAACTGCAAGTTGGAAATCACCAATCGGTGATGCTCCTGAACTTACAGAAGAACAAAGAGAAGATGGTAAAGGTTATGAATGGAATGAAGAAGAACAAAGTTGGGATTTGACAGATAAACAACCATAAGATATTAATTTAATGTATGGTGGACATTAAACAAAACATACTTTCAAAAATAGATTTATATAATGGAACAATTTCAATGCCAAAAGGTTTTGAAATCAATGCAGAAGTTTTAAAAAGAGATATACTAACTCATAATATTAATGATTGTGCCTTTCCTTTTTCCAAAGAATGGGATAAATTAAATACTTATTTAAGAGAACATATACAATTAGAATATGGTTTTAGTTTAGTAAATAAATTGACTACTGGTTTTATGTTTAAACCAAATGAATCTAATGTTCCTAATAGTGAAAATGATAAAGTTGATTTAAGAAACTCACCTGATTATGTAATGTTATATGGTGTAGATACAGAAAATTGTAATGTCAGAATATATTATGATGATAATAGACGAGCTGGTAGAAGTTGGGATATACCATTAGAAAATAATAAATTTATTATCTTTCCAAGTACATTAATTTATCACATATCAAATAATCAAAAAGACAAATTAAATTTTGTTCTCAAAACAACTTATGAATATATCTAATTATTATTGGTATTTTAAATCTGCGTTAACACCAAGATTTTGTGATGAGGTTATAGCTTATGCAAATCAACAAAAAGAAGTAATGGCTTTAACAGGTGGATATGGTGATAAAAAATTAAATAAAGAAGAAGTATTAGATTTAAAAAGAAAACGAAACTCTGATTTAGTATGGTTAAATGATTTATGGATTTATAAAGAATTACATCCATTTGTGCATGAAGCTAATAAAAAAGCTGGTTGGAATTTTGATTGGGAAAGAAGTGAATCTTGTCAATTTACAAAATATAAATTAAATCAATATTACGATTGGCATTGCGATAGTTGGGATAAACCTTATGATAGAAAAGATAATAAACACCCAGAACATGGTCGTATAAGAAAATTATCTATGACTTGTCAATTAACAGATGGGTCAGAATACCAAGGTGGTGAATTAGAATTTGATTTTAGAAACTATGAACCAAACATGAGAGATGAGTTAAAACACAGAATACAATGCAAAGAAATATTACCAAAAGGTTCTATTATAGTGTTTCCTAGTTTTGTTTGGCATAGAGTAAAACCAGTAACTGCTGGAACAAGATATAGTCTTGTGGTATGGCATTTAGGGAGGCCATTTAGATAATGTTTATAAATAGTTATTTTCCGACTGTAATATGGGGTGAAGAAAAACCAGAATTTGTAAAGTCATTAAACAAAGCTAGTAACAAATATATTACTGAAGCTCGTAAGAGAGAAAAAGCATTTATAAAACAATATGGTGACTTTGGAAGATCATATCACTCAACACCATTAACACATGACAACGATTTTTTAGATTTTAGAAATTACATTGGTCAAAAGTCTTGGGAGTATTTAGATCACCAAGGTTATGATATGTCACAATATACAACTTTGTTTAGTGAACTCTGGGTTCAAGAGTTTGCTAAAAAAGGTGGTGGACATCACTCAGCACATATACATTGGAATCAGCACGTCTCAGGATTTTATTTTTTAAAATGTAGTGAAAAAACATCATATCCTGTTTTTCATGAACCAAGAACTGGAGCAAGAGCTACTAAATTAAAATTAAAATCTAATATTAAAGGTATATGCCCAGGCACAGAGCTTGTGCATTTTAAACCTAAGCCAGGTACACTAATTATATTTCCAGGTTTTTTAGAACATGAATTTGCAGTAGATCATGGCAAAGAACCATTTAGATTTATTCATTGGAATATACAAGCTGTTCCAAAAGAAATGGCAAAAGATGTTTAAAAAAAATAAATATGCAGTAATAAAAAAAGCTATAGATAAAGATTTAGCAACATTTTGTATGAATTACTTGTTAATGAAAAAACAAGTTTATGATACTTGTATTAAAGAAAGATATATTTCACCATTTGAGACTATGCTTGGCTTTTATGAGCAAGACAATGAACAAATACCAAATACTTATTCTTTTTATTCTGATATTGCTATGGAAACTTT